CCAAGGGTGCTCCCGCGACGGACGCGGGAGTTCGTGGTGACGAGATCAGGGCTGCCAGACAGCTCACCAGGGATGACCTCAAGAAGATGTCTCCCGCAGAGATCATCAAGGCCCGTCAGGACGGGCAACTGAACAACATCATGGGCATCGCATAAGCGAGCCAAGAAAGGACACACAATGACTCTCACGCATTTCATTCCGGAACTGTGGTCGGCCAGCATCCTCGAGAACTTCCACCGTGACACGGTGCTCGTCGGCATGGCGAACCGCGAGTACGAGAAAGACTTCACCGCGGGCTCGAAGATTCACATCCCCGGCATCGTCGATGTGAAGGTGAAGGACTACAAGACCGGCGCGGTGACTGCGTCCGGCGGCGCTAAGGTGCCGCGCACGACCGTCCCCGATGCCGTGGAGTCCACGGGCATCGAGATCACCATTGACCAGGAGAAGAGCTTCGACTTCCTGGTCGATGACATCGACGCCGCGCAGGCGAACCAGTCTCTCGATGCCTACACCAAGTCGGCGGCGGCCGCGCTCGTTGAAGACGCGGAGACCTTCCTGACCGCGATGCTGACCTCCAAGGGCACGGCGGTGACGGGCATCGCGAACCCGACGAACTGGGAGACGGCATACGCCGCGATCCTGAAGCTGCGCGGCAAGCTCTCGGCCGAGAAGGTCCCCGCCATGGACCGCGTGCTCCTGATCAACGCGGCGTTCGAGGAGTTCCTCCTCTCTGACGGGTCGAAGCTCACCAGCTTCGACAAGTCGAATATGACGGATGGCCTCCGCGAGGCGACGATCGGTCGTCTCCTGGGCTTCGACGTGGTCACGAGCCCCTGGCTCGATAACACGAAGCCCATGGCTATTGGCTTCCACAAGCCGTCCGTGGCCTACGTGTCCCAGGTCGAGAAGACCGAGTCGATGCGTGCCGAGCAGACCTTCGCGGACCGTGTTCGCGGTCTGCACGTCTACGGCGGCGCGATTCTGCGCCCGAAGGCGATCCAGGTCTTCAAGGCGGCATGATGCGAGTCAAGGGAGACAGCGGGATCGAGTTCGAGCTCGCGGACGAGGTCGCCACAGCAATGATCACGGCCAGCATCCTCGAGGAGGTCACCTCCGCTGAGTCCTCGCCTTCCAGTGAAGACGTGCCGGCCGACGAGGGCGACACTGCTGAGGAGACCTCGAAGAAGTCCAAGAAGTAGGGGGGGGGACGATGCCTGTTCCGCTGGTAAATGTCGAGGACATTGAGGCCGCCCTCGGCCGCCCCCTCACAGACTCAGAGTCGGCGCGGGCAACGTTCATCGCTAACAAGCTCTCCGAAGCCTTCAAGGAGCGCGCACGCCAGACATTCACCGTCAAGCAGTACACGCACCGCCTGAAGGTTGACGCGGGCGGACGAGTCGTCCCAACACGGGCGCCGCTCGTCTCCGTCGTGGCTGTCACGACAGACGACGGGCAGGCGATCCCCTACAACGTGAGGCGCGGCTTTATCCAAGTCGCATCGCCCGCGACCGAGTTCGTGGTCGTCACCTACACGGCAGGCCTTGACAGGGTCCCCACAGCGGTGCGACTACAGCTCGCAGACAGCGTGCGACGTATCCTCCTCATCCCCGACGCCGCCGCTCAAGGGGCAACCCAAATGACCGAGACGACGGGGCCGTTCACGCAGACCCGCCAGTACGCCACATGGGCGGTCGGAGGCCAAGCCCTCCTATCCCCTGACGACCAGGCGCTCGCGGACTCGTTCAGGCCGCGTCGCGCCGGGCATGTGTGGGTGATGACAGGATGAGCCGGGAGCCGATGGAAGAGTGGCGGACCCCGGTTGAGGTTGAGGGCAGCGTCCGCAGGGACGCCGACGGATACCTGATTAAGGGAATTGGCGGGAGACTGATCGGCGGCTGTCTCGTCGCCCCGGGAGCCTTCACGGTCCCAGGCTTGCTGACGGCGCCGACATCGGAGCAACCCGACGAACAAGCAACGCTGTACGCGCCGCCGGGAACAACGCTCGCAGTCGGTGACAGGATCACAATCCCAGCTGAGCATCCGCTCGGCGGGCACTGGCAAGTCGAGTCACCACCGGCCCCTTGGCCGAAAGGCGTCGCAGTCACCATCAACCGGAGGTGAGCAAGTGGGGAACAACTTCCGCAGGGACTCAGCCGGAATCAAGGGCTTCCTACAAAGCGGTGCCCTCGCGCCCGGCCTCCACCAGGAAGCAGAACAGCTCAGGGCCGCTGCCGCCGCAGCCGCCCCGCGAGGCCTCACCGACAACCTCACCGACTCATACAAGGCCGAAACGACAAAAGCGCCACTCAGGCCGGGAGGCCCGGTCCGAGACGTTGGCCGCGTCTACAACGACGCGCCGCACGCGCTTGCCGTCGAGTTCGGCCACCGCTCCAGAACCGGGAAGCCGGTCCCCGGAGCACACACACTCCGAGCGCTCCTCGGAGCCAGATCTAAACGGAGGCGGTTCAAGTGACCTACGCAGACGCAGTACAAGTCATCCGGGACGCAATCACCTCAGCGACCGGCATCCCGACAGTGCGAGTCCTGCAACCAGGCTTCACCGACGGACCCCTCCCGCTCGCACACGTCTCGCTTGTAAACGCCGACCCTGGCGAATACGACCGAGCTGACACGATCTCAATCTCCATCTACGCAAAGACACAGGCCTCACCTGACGAAGTCGGAGCCGCCGCGCTCGCGGACAAGGTAGAGGGGGCGCTCGCCGTCCGTCCGGTCGTCGGCGCGTCCGGCTGGGTAGATGAAGCGGAGATCGACTCTCTCCTGGGCGTGCAGCCTTACTTCGAGGCTGTCGAGGTCGTTCATATGACGGCAACGGTCACGCACAGGCCAATCTCAGAATGACATCAACTGACATGAAGGGAAGGCTCGCATGACCACCATCGAAGCCCTCAAGAAGAAGAACAATCGCACGACGAACGTCCGTAAGGGCTTGAACGCGCTGGCGTTCCTGGCCCCGATGACGGCGACGGTTCCGGAGGCGATCACCGACGCAGGCGGTGCCCTCAAGGAGATCCCGACGGACTTCCTGCCGCTTGGCCTGATCTCGACGGACGGCATCACCAACTCTGCCGACGCGAACACGGAGGATGTGGAGGCGCTCGGCTATGCCGAGGCCGTCCGCACCGACCTCACGAAGGCCCCTAAGACCGTGAAATTCACGGTCCTTGAGCCGATCCGCAAGACCATTCAGCAGTTGGTCTACGGAATCGATCTTTCGCAGACCAAGGCGTCCAAGACCACGGGTGAGATCGTTTTCGACGAGGCCGCGACCCCGGCTCTCGCCGAGTATCGCCTGCTGATGGTTATGGCGGACGGCCCCGCCGCCGACGAGTGGATCGTGGGCCGCTGCTACCCGCGCGTGAAGCTCTCGTCCCTGCCGGATGAGAAGTGGGCCGCGTCGGATGCGATCCAGTTCGACCTGGAGTTCTCGGCCTTCATGGACGAGACCGCCGGCACTTCCTGCCGCCACTACATCGGCGGCAGCGGCGCGATCCGCCACCGCGACGCGATCGGCTTCGAGCAGGCCAACTGACCTGCTCTCGATCTCGGGCGGGCCGTGGTTGATCTCCCCACGGCCCGCCCGTCCACACTCACGCATGGAGATCACCTCACGGATAGGACCCCTCATGAAGTTCCTCAAGACTGTCAAGACCGACTCCGGCGACGAGCTCAAGCTGGAGCGCGAGACCGACGCTGCTGCCGAGCAGAACCAGCTCATCTCTCAGGGCTGGGAGGTCGCCGACGACTCGAAGGACGGCGGCGAGAAGCCGACGCTGCCCGCACCTCCCACCTTCAACAAGTAACCAACCGCCAGACAAATAATAAGGAGATCGCATATGTCTGACCAGATGAAGCCTACGTTCACGTTCAATGCCCTCGCGAAGCTGGAGAAGGCTGCGGCCCCGGCGCCGTTTACCTTCGGTATCGGAAGCCAGGTCATCGCCTTCCCGGATCCGCTGAGCCTCACGCCCGAGGCCGCTGAGAAGTTCATGGCCGCGATGGAGTCCTCGAAGGCTCCGACGCAGATGATCCGCACCTGGCTCACCGCTGAGGATGCGGAGCTTCTCCTCGGCAAGCTCAACATGAGGCAGCTCGGCATCCTGATTCGTCAGGCGTCCGAGCATTATCAAGGCATGCTGGGCGACGCGGGGGAAGGCAACGCCTCTACGACCGACTAAGTCGGTACGAGAGGCAGATCATCTCTGATCTCGCGGAGCAGGGCTGGGACGCGCCGGCCCTGTTCCGCGCCCGCCGCTGGCGCTTCCTCCTCACGCTCATCGACGGCCTCGGGGCGACGAGCAGGACGACCGTCGCGATCCTCAACGACCCCGAGCGTTTCGAGGAGATCGCGCGCAGCATCGCAGCAACCGAGGCGACCGCCGACGACACCGAAGCACGCATGAGGGAACAGACGCCCGTCGTGCGTCTCCTGCAGGACATCTTCGATCTGGTGTCCGCAGCCTTCGGCGGCAAAGAGCCGTACCCGCGTCCAGTCTCAGCGGTCGAGCTCGCACTCGAGGACGCGCGCACCGACCACCTTCACGACTTCCGAGACGAAGCCATGAAGGCACTCCTCCCCCACTGGGAGGACACCGAAGAATAACCGAAGAGAGGAACCACATCATGGCAGGCGTCTACAAAGCGGGCACACTGTACGTCGATGTCGTCCCCTCCATGAAGGGCTTCTTCAAGACAGTCGAGGCTGATGCTAAGGCACAGCTGCCCAATATCGGGCAGAGCGCCGGCAGGGACTTCGCGAACGGCCTACGCGCAGGCGTCGGCACCAGCGGCGCCCAGGTCGCAAAGAGCATCAGCCAGCCCCTCGACGCAGCCGCAAGCGACGTAAAGAACAGCGTCAACGCGATGACGAGGGGGCTGCAGTCCTCGACGGGCGGCATGCAGCGCGCCGCCGCCGGAGCAGGCCGAAGCCTATCCACGATGGGGGCCGAAGCTGGCCGCGCTCGCGGGCCGGTTGATTCGGCGGCGCGCGCGCTCGATGGGGCAGCGTCCTCGGCTGGCTCGGCAGCGGGAAGCATGCGCGAGGCGGGCTCGGGCTTCTCCTCTATGGCGGGCTTCGCGCAGAACGCGATCGCGCCCCTGGCGGCAATGGCCGCAGCCGTCGGCATCGGTGGCTTCGTCTCTGAGGCTATCGCCGCGTCCGACGCCACCCAGAAATTCGCGGACACGCTGAAATTCGCAGGCATTGAGCCAGATCGGATCGAGGAGCTGGGCGCCGCAGCTCAGCGCTATGCGGACGAGACCGTCTACGATCTGTCGGATATTCAGGGTATTACGTCGCAGCTCGCGGCAAATAATGTCAAGGACTTCGATAAGCTCGCCGAAGCTGCGGGCAACCTCAACGCCGTCGCGGGCGGATCTGCTGAGACCTACAAGCAGGTAGGTCTCGCGCTCGTGCAGGTCAACGGCGCCGGGAAGCTAGCGACGCAGGACTGGAATCAGATCGCGAACGCGATCCCCGGCGCCAGCGGCAAGATTCAGAAGGCCCTGCTCGACGCTGGTGCATACACGGGGAATTTCCGCGATGCAATGGCGCAAGGCCAGATCAGCGCAGAGGAATTCAACGAAGCTCTCCTGAGCCTTGGCTTCGATGAGGTCGCGGCGAACGCGGCCCGTGACACGAGCCGCATCGAGAACGCCGCCGGCAACCTCCAGGCAACCCTCATGGGCGGCTTCAAAGACCTGATCGATTACATGAAGCCGACGATCACAGACTTCATGGGCTGGCTCTCGGATATGTTCTCGAACGCTTTCGGCTGGATCTCCGAACACAAGGATCTGCTGGTCGCCCTGGGTGAGGGTATCGGGATCGCGGTCGCCGCCTATTGGGGCTTCTCGGTCCTGACGACTGTGATCGAGTGGATCAAGAACACAACACTCGTGCAGGAGGCGCTCAACGCGGCAATGGCCGCGAACCCCATCGGCTTGGCGGTCGTGGCTATCGGCGCGCTCATCGCAGGCCTGATCTATCTGTACAACACGAACGAGGACGTAGCGAAGGCGATCAACGCCCTCGGCTCCGGCATTGCCGAGTTCTGGACGAACAACGTCACGCCCGTGATCGACGCTTTCGTCGATTACACGAAGAACACCCTCATCCCGGGCATCGAGTCGGCGTGGGGCATCCTCACGACCGGAGACTACGACGGTAATCTCTTTGGCCTTGAGGAGGACTCGGCGCTCGTCGACTTCTTCTTCACGCTGAGGGACGCACTCCTGGCGGTCGGCGAGATCTCCTACACGGCGTGGACGGACCATATCAAGCCGTCCCTTGAGGCGGCGTGGGACTGGATCAGCGGCACGCTGTGGCCGGGCCTCCAGAACTTCTGGAGCACGGTCCTCCAGCCCTTGTTTGAGGGGATCGGCTCGGGCCTGGCGCTCGCCTGGACCGCGATCATCCGACCTACCCTCATGGCACTCTGGACCATCGTGTCCCGGGTCATCTGGCCTGTCCTACAAACCCTCTGGGAGAACGTCGTCAAGCCGCTGTGGGAGGGCTTCGCCTCGGCAGTCCAGTCAGCCTGGGCCGTGATATACCCGGCCATGCAGGCGCTCGCGGGCTTCTTCCGAGACACGCTCATGCCCGCGCTCTGGTCCTTCTGGCAGGATGTTGTGGAGCCGGTCTGGACGAACGTATCAACGTTCATCCTCGCTGTCTGGGACAACGTCCTGTACCCGCTTTTCGACCTGCTGGCGACTGTCGTGTCGGGCACTATCGGCATGGCCTTCCAGGGCCTGTGGACAACCGTCGTGACGGCATGGAATGGGATCAGCTCGGCGATCCAGACGGTCTGGGGCATCCTGTCCCCGATCTTCTCTGCGATTGGCAGCGCGATCTCGACGACGCTCGGCCCGACCTTCACCTGGCTGTACGATTCGGTCATCAAGCCAGTGTGGGATCAGATCTCGTCGGCGGTGCAGGTCGCGTCCTCCGTGCTGATCGACGTGGTTTTCCCCGCGATCAAGAACGCGATCGGCGGCATGAAGGAATCCTTCGAGTCCTTCCGTCAGTCGGTCGAGACAGTGTTCGAGAAGATCAAGGGCGCAGCCGCAAAGCCCGTCAACTTCGTCATCACGACGGTCTACCGCGACGGCATTAAGGCCGCTTTCGACACGATCGCCGCAAAGGTCGGACTCTCCGTCCGTCTCCCCGACGTGAAGGCGATCCCGGCCTACGCGACCGGCGGTGTGTTCTCAACCATGACGCCGGGCTACTCGCCGGGCAAGGACATCTATCACTTCTACTCGCCGGACGGGGGAGGCGCGCTTCGTCTGTCCGGAGGCGAGGGCATCATCCGCCCCGACGCCCTGCGAGCTCTCGGCGGGAAGCCCTGGCTCGACAGGGTCAACGCCTCGCGCGGCTCCGGCCTCGCGACCGTCGGAGAGACCGGACGCCGCCGCGGCGAAGTCGCTTTCGCTAACGGTGGCATCTGGAACGCCGTGAAGGGCGGCTTCTCCGGCGCGCTGAACTGGGTCAAGGACACAACGGAGGCGGTCGCAGAGATCGTCACCGACCCCGCCGCCGCGATCACGAACCTGGTCCTCACGCCCGCGCGCGATCTGCTCTCCCCGAAGGACGGCAGCTTCTGGGAGTCCGTCGCATATGGCATCCCGCCGATGCTGTTCGACGGACTCAAGTCCATGTTCACCTCGAAGGTCAACGAGTCCGGGCTCTCGGGCGGCGCGGGCCTCGTCGGCGCAGCCATGAAGGCAGTCCTCATGGGCGTCCCCTACGTCTGGGGCGGATCAGCGATCCCGCCCGGACTCGACTGCTCCGGACTCGTCTACTGGGCCGCGCAGCAACTCGGCCTCGGCTGGCCGCGACTCACCGCTGCCGGATACCAGTCCGGCTCGACACCCGTCCCCTGGGGATCCGCCACACCCGGCGACCTCCTCTACTGGGGCTCCCCCGCCTGGCACGTCGCAGTCTACGCAGGCAACGGGCAAATGATCGAGGAACCGCGCCCCGGCCTGAGCGCTCGCAAGACCGCAATCTGGGGATCCCCCTCGGTCGGCCGCTACGGCGGCGCCCGCAAATATGACAGGGGCGGCTGGCTCCCCGACGGAGTCACCGCCGCAGTCAATCAGACCGGCCAGCGCGAAGCGATCCTCACCGCGAGGCAGTGGGCAGACGTCAGTGCGCTCGCGGCTAGTGGCGCGGGTGCGGGGGTCTCGCTTGATGGTGCGCAGGTGCAGCTCGTCCTCGATGACGGCGCGCAATTCCGCGCGCACGTCGAGGGGATTAGCGCGAGTGTCCTGGCTCGTAGGAAGCAGCTCACAGGAAGGAGTAGGTAACGGTGCGCACGAATCTTTGCCCGAACCCGTCGTTCGCGTATGGGATGAATGGCTGGGCGAGGTACGCGCCATCGTCGCTCCGTGTAGCGTCTGATACTGCGGCGTGGGGCGGGCACGATCGACAGTCACCAACCTATCTGGTGATCGATGTGCCCGCCCAACTGCAGGGACAGGTCGCTACGCCTGGCGTGGTTCCTGTCGCGGCGGGTCAGGCGCTGGCGGTGTCGGCCCTGGTCCGCACGAGTACGGGTATCGGTCTCGCCGTCCGCGTCGAGTGGACGGTGGGGGGTCGCAGTCAGGTCGCGTCCGCGCCGCTGCTGCTCGCGTCGAGCGCGGCGGGCGATCGCCCGACGTGGGTCCACGTGGCCCCGACGGGTGCCACTCAGGCTCGCGTGCGCTTCGAGGTCCACACCTCGGGAGCCCGCGACAACAAGCCCGGCTGGGTCCACCTGGACGATGTCATGATCGTCGCGGCTGCGACCGTCGAGGAGGCTGTCGCTGACGCGGCGACCTTCTTCGACGGCGACACGCCTCAGCAGCGGATCGGGTACACGCTGCGCGCGATCACTCACCAATGGACGGGCACGAAGGGCCTGTCAGCGTCGCGTGAGGTTGAGGGCGCGCTGGATATGACGCGCGAGCCGGTCGCGGTCGTCGAGGACGGCCAGGCCCCGCGCATCCAGGTCGTCATCCCGGCGTCGCTCGCGCCTGCGGGCGCGGCCTGCTACGTCGAGGGCATCGCTGCGACGGGCTTCAAGTGGATTCCCCGCGCGGGCGTGTGGACGGGCACGGGTGAGCAGCGTGTGATCGGTGATTCTCTCGCTCCGATCAACACGGAGTTCAGGTACAGGCTGACGACGTCGAGGGGCGTCGAGGTTGAGTCCTCGCCTGTCGTGCGCCGCTGGCAGGGGCTCTCGCTGATGACGGATACGGCGGGCCAAATGCCCGTGAACCTGCTGTGGCAGGGGACCGATCAGCGTGAGATGAAGATGCGCCTCACCGAGCATGAGGTGCCCGGGCGTAGGACGCCTGTCATGGTGTACGCGCCGACGATGGGCGCGGGCACAGTCTCGCTGACGGCGCGCACCAACCTCAAGGACACGCCCGCTCTCAAGCTACTGCTGGGCACACCGACGCCCGTCGCGCTTTTCCACAACCCCGAGCACTGCGTGCAGTGCCGGGCGGGCATGTGCGACGTCGATCTAGTGACGCTCATGTCGCCGACAGGTGTCACGATGGAGCGCGCCGCGCGCATCGACGTTGCGGAGCGCACGTGGACGATCAAGGGCACGATCACCTCACTGCCGCAGGCCTCGACGCTCCTCGCTCTCTCGACGTGGACTGACTTCGACGGTAGAGCCCTCACCTGGCAGGCGCTCGACGCGCGCCGCCTCACGTGGGAGGGCTTCGACCGCACGATCTGGCAGGAGGACCGATGAGCCTGAGAGGACCGATGAGCCTGACAGGCCCGGACGCGCGCATCCCGGACGATCTACTGTCGTCTGCCTACACGCTGCAGGCGACGGTCGAGTCGTGGCTCGGCGATGAGTACCTTGGTGAGGTGCCCGTCGAGGATGGCTCGGTCTCCTGGGACGCGACGCAGCAGGTGCAGGGCTCGCTCTCCCTCACGGTGCCCCGGGTGGGCGCGGCGAGTGAGGATGAGGACTGGCGGGACTGGGACCCGACAGACCCCTCGCATCCGCTCGCCTGCTTCGGCCAGACACTGCACGTGTCCCTGACGATCGCGTCGGTGATCCACGGCGGCGGCTGGTGGGACGTGCAGCTGGGCCGCTTCCTCATCACCTCTGTCGATCCCGGCCCCTCGACTGTGAGGGTGACGGGCAAATCGCTGATGCATCGCCTCGAAGAGGACCGCCTCACGACGCCGCTCTCCCCAATGTCGAACGGAACGCTCGCGAGCGAGATCCGTCGCCTGGTCGGCGGGCACATGGGTGTCGTGATCGACACGGGCCTCGTGGACCGCTGGTGCCCGTCGATGACCTGGGGTGAGTCGCGGATCGACGCGGTGTACGAGATCGCGAAGGCTTGGCCGGCATCGATCCGTGAGGGTGGCGACGGCATCTTGTATGTGACGCCGCCTGTCTCGCCGCCGGTCTCGCCGCCGAAGCTGCGGCTCACGGACGACCTGGACGGTACAGTCGTCGGCGTCTCATCTCAGGTGTCCCGGGACAAGGTGTATAACCGGGTCGTCGCGCGCGGCCAGGACGGGCACGACGAGGGCGCGCCGGCGTTCCAGGCGGTCGCGGATCAGACGACCGGCCCGATGCGCACCGACGGCCCCTACGGTGTCGTCCCCCGCTTCTTCTCCTCGCCTCTCATCACCTCGCAGGAGCAGGCCCGCAAGACCGCTGAGGCGATGCTCGCTGAGTCGATCCGCCGGAAAGTCAAAGTCCCTGTGGAGCATGCGCCGGATCCGCGCGTCGCGCTTGATCAGCCGATTGAGATCGTGACGCAGCCGGTGCTGGCGGCTGAGCCGAAAACGCTCTGGGGCCTCGTCACCGCCTACGAAGTTCCCCTCACCTATAAGGGCACACAGAAAACCGACGTGGAGGTGACCCTATGAGCGTCCGAGTCATGGACCTTATCTCCTCCACGCCGGACGACCTGCCGCCCCGGTACGGGTCGGACAGGTCGACGACGGCGATCGCGCGGATCGTCGACCTCGTCGAGGGAGGCCGCCAGCTCATCGTCTCCCTGTACGGCGGCGCGGGCGTGCAGATCCCAGCGACCGCCGTCAACTGGGCAGGCGTGAAAACAGCGCACGTCCTCCTAGACCCGGACACTGGGCGGCCCGTCCACGCGCTGGGGCCTGCCCCGTCCCCCGAAGGGCCGCTGCCGGCGGTCCCGAAAACCCCAGAGCCTAAGCCTGTGGCCCGGCACGCGGTGCTCACGCCGCAGTGGATGGGCACGTGGACAAACGCTGGATGGTCGAGGTATGGCGACGGCGGCGCGTGGCAGGGCACCAACCCGGCAGGCCAGCGCCTCCGAGGGCTCATCACCTACGGTCGGCAGCTCGAAGCCCTCGGCACGATCACGATCACGCGGGCGCTGCTCACTGTCCGGCCCGCGTCGCACATCCCGCCCTGGGCTCTGGTAATTCAGCCTGCCGCCTACTCGGAGTCTGGGCCGCAGCCGACCGGCGCGACGCAGACAATCAACGTCAACGCGCCGCAAACGCAGGTCGACATCACGGCCCTAGCAAAGACCATCCCGGCGGACGCGGGCCTCGCGCTCGTCGGCACTGCCTACGGCGGCATCACCAAGGGCGGCGCAAGCGCAGCCCTCCACCTCGACTACACCGAAACACTCCCCACCAAGCCCGCAGAAAGGCGCGCACAATGAGCTACCAGGACCAACGCGGACACAAGGTGCCTTCTCCTACTGACCCGGCCCGACGACAGGACCTCCTCGACCTCTCACTCTCCATTCCGTCGTACAAGGCGTGCGCGTCTGAGACCGCCGCCGCCCAGTACGTCGCCGCGCTCGCGGGCGTTGGTCTCACGGCCTCACCGCAGCAGCCTGTCTACGTATGGAGGACCGACCTCAACGCAGTCCGTGTGTGGGATGGTCGCCGCTGGTCGGGGGAGTCGAATCTGCAGATGGAGCTAGGAACCGTCGGCGACATCCCCGTCGGCAATAGCCTGAGCGTCGGAGTGCGAAATGGCCTCATCAAGGCAGGCAAGGTCGCGACCTCAGCGACTGAGGTGCAGTTCGGGAATCTTTACTTCGACTACGTCAAATTCCAGACGCCGTTCCCGACAGACTGCGTGTCTGTCACCTTGACGCCGTTGTATGGGACGGGGTCAGGCGGCTGGAATTTCAGAAATGGCCAGCAGTTTTGCCTTGACTCGATGAATCGAAGCGGTTTCCGTGCGATGCTGCCGGGGGTCACGACCACGGGCCGTCATTCCTACTCGTGGACCGCGATCGGCTACTAACCCCACCAATTCTTCATGCCCTCGGACAATCCCGTCCGGGGGCTTTCCCATACCCAATTGAGGAGAAACCAATGGAACAGAACATCGAAGAGCTCATGGCCTCGATGACCCCCGCGACGGACACGCCGCCCGACGTCGTCGCCCCGATCTTCATCCCCTACGAGCAGACGGAGGCCGCGCGATGAGCATGACAGCAAGCAAGGCCCTCGCGTGGGCTGCGAGCCAGATCGGATACTCGCGCTGGGACGACCCCGAGGAAGGCTCCCTGTATGGCCGCTGGTATTCCAAGAAACACGGGGCCTACTACGGGACGAGCGGCGTGCCGTTCTGTGCGATGTTCGCGTCCTGGTGCCTCACTGACGACACCGGCAACTCGGTGATCCCAGGCGGCGATTTCGCCTACGTGCCATACGGAATCTCAGCTGCGCGGGCAGCTGGTCAGCTCGTCAACCCGTCGAGCGCAGCCCCGGGTGACCTCATTTGTTTTGACTGGGACGGGGACGGCATTGCCGACCACGTCGGCCTGGTCGAAGCGAACTACGGGTCGTGGGTGCAGACCATCGAGGGTAACACCAGCTCGGGAGCTGCGGGCTCCCAGTCCAACGGTGGTGGAGTCTATCGCCGGTCCCGTGACTGGGACTCGGTGTGCGCGGTCATCCGCCCCTACTACTCCGATGCGGCCACTGGCGCATCCGGCGGCTACACGGACATCACGGGAATCCAGCGCGCGGTTGGTGCGGACGTGGACAACGTCCTCGGTCCTGACACCACGCGCCGCGTGTACGCGGTCGTGGCGGCGAGCTCGTGGGGCGGCCGACAGTTCCCGTTCGGGGTCGAGTACGTGCAAAGCGTCGTCGGGACCGAGGCTGACGGCATCTGGGGGGATGCCTCGGATGAGGCGCACGATCGCGTCGTCGGTGCGATGCAGCGCGCAGTCGGCGTGGACGACGACGAAATCTACGGCCCGATCACAAATGGGGCGATCAATGCCGCGCTCGCGGGCGCGGAGAAGGGAGAATGACATTGAATGATCTGCTTCTCGGGCTCCACACTGACCCGTTCCTGACGACTGTCGTCGTCGGTATGTTCTGGCCGCTCGTGCAGGCGGCGCTCGACCGTCCGTACTGGACGCCGGCGCGCCGTAAGATTCTGCTCGTGGTCGTCGCGGTCATCGTCTCTCTCGCGGTCTGGGTGTCGGGCACGTATCCGGCGACGTGGCGTCTGCTGATCGCGCAGGCGTCGGTTTTTCTAGGTATCGCGTGGAGCGTGTTCCAGGTGCTCTGGGCGATCCGTATTAACGGCGTGTCCTTGATTGAGTGGGTCGGCGCGGTGACGCCTGGCGGCGAGTCCGTCGAGGAGGTTCGCGCCGCAGCTGTGTATAATCCGTCAACCCGGGGGGTTGACGGGGCGCCGCAGGCAAGCCGTGACTGAACTACTAGCGGATCCGAAAGTGACAGACGCGCTGGCCGCGCTCGTCGTCGCGGTACTTGTCGCGATGACGGGTGTCGTCGCGCTGCTTGCGAGCCAGGTGCGCCGCTGGCTCGAGGCGAAGTTCGCGCACGTCCTCGAGGGTGTCGAGGAGGCCCGCGCTGCCGCCCTCTCGGCGGACGCGCAGGTCTCCAACGATCACTCCACCAATATCAGGGACGATCTGGACCGTGCGATCGAGACCGTACACGCGGTCTCAGATCAGATCGGCGAGCTGACCGGCCATGTCGGTACGCTCGCCGATCAGCTGGGCCGCGTCGAGACGACTCTCACCAATCACGGGAAGAGCCTCGAAGCGGTCGAGTCGCGCGTCGGCAGGATCGACGAGCGCGGCCGGCGCATGGCCGAGGAAATCCACGACGAGCGAGTCGCTCGTGAGGCGGCGCAGCGGACCATCGATGAGCACTCTCACGACGCACACGCGCGTCTGCATGAGCGCCTCGACAAGCTCGAAGAGAAAGTGAATCAGCAGTGACGAGCACCATTAATGGTGCTGTCGGACGGCTTGACGGCACTCCCGAGCCGCAGGCCTACATCGCCGCGGCGCTCGCGGGGACAGGTGAGAATCTCGCTGTCCTCGCGGGCGGGCCGGTCGCCCGACAGGCCGACGTGCGAGGACAGATCGCCCTACCCCTTGACATCCGCACGGAGACCCAGGTGTATCTGTGTCTCGTGAGCCCCGGCCGCGCGTTCCGAGAAGCGACCGTATCCCTGCGCCCGGGCGTCGCTCACGACCTGGCGCAGATCTTCTCCGGAGCCACGTCGTAAGCAGCGCCGTCTCCCACGCCTGCGCCGGTCCCTGGTACGGGCGGCGTCGAGATCGCCGGCGACTGAGAGGCCCCACCAGCGCCAGGGTGGGGCCTCTCTCGCTATTCAGACACCCGCGCATTCCGCTGCAGGTGCGCACGACTAACGGCTCTGAAAGTGTCGGGAGTGCGGGAGTCGGCGGCGGCTTGAGGGTCGCGTGCTCGGGCGAGTCGAGCGAGATTCTCTGGGCTGGTCGCCCGCGCCCCGGTGCGCTCGCGGACGCTGGCGGCGACCAGCTTCGTCGTGCGCGGCAGCTCGTAGACTTCACGGTATTCGGCGGCGCTCATGCCGTGGGCGCGCACGATGTGGGCGGCGAGGCTCAGGCAGGCTTGCCCGCACTCGTGGCAGATGAGCCGGCCTTCTTCGTCCTCTGTGATGCGTCCGTAGACTCCCGCGCCAACTGGCTGGCCGACGCGGGGCGCGGGCTCGTCTGCGTGCTTGCCGCGCGCCCGCTTGTAGTGCTTGAGGCAGACCCCGTGTGAGACGGCCGCGCGCTCGCAGCCAGGGGCAGAGCAGGGCATGGGAGCGGATCTTTGCGCGCGTATCCACCGCCGCTGCGAAGCCCACTCGACGACGGCGGATTCAGACCACCAGTAGGCGTGTCCGACGCGGACGGGGCGCAGGCCCTCACGGCGCATGGTCCTGCCGAGCTCGCGCGTGTCGCGCTGGACGCCGATGAGCGCGGGCACCTCGGAGGTGGGTAGGTATCCGCCCGCGCGGGCTTCTTCTTCGCTCATCGTGCCGTCGACGGATTGCTTCATAGAGTGTCTCCTGGTGCAGGGAAGGCCCCGGCCCCTTGGTGGGGGTCGGGGCCTTCTTCTTTCTGTCAGAGCGCGTGGTTAGCGCAGATCGTCCAGAATTCGTCGGCGGTCACGACCGAGTAGTAGCCCTGCTCGTGCAGGTACTCCACGTTCTGCTCGGGATCGTAGGCCCGGTACCAGGCGAAGGCATCGCCGGCGATTGCTTCGATGTCGTGCTCGTCGGCGTAGTCGCCGAGGGCCTCGGCGACAGCGCCGCAGACATCGCTCATCGTGGCGTAGCGCTGGCTCTCGCCGGTGGTTTCGATGATCGCTGCGAGGTCGGCGGCGGTTTCGATGGTGTTCATTGGTCTCTCCTTCTTTGAGGTTCGGGGGGCTTTTCCCTCCCGATGACTCAACTATACATCGCGTGCGATGTATAGTACAAGCCGAAACAGATGTGATGTGCGCTACTTGGCTAGGTTAACATGGATTGCCGCGATGAGTCGCGATGCCTCGGCAATCTCGGGGGGAAAGGGCGAGGGCGAGCTGAGGTCGGTGCGCGCGCCGCGCCCGGGGCGCGATCGCTGCCATTGGTCGATCGTCTCGGGCGCCCAGCCTCGCAGGGGGCCGGACGGCGTCGTGATGATGGCATCCGCTTCCGGCATGAGGCCTTTGAGGATGTAAGACCTGACGGTAGGGACACTGAGGCCGAGGCGCTCGGCCACGGCGGCAGTCCCCAGATACTCGATGGTCATAGGATCTCCTGGTCAGTCGTACGGGGAGACGATTTCGACGGGGATGTCGTCGTCGCTGAGGAGCTGGAAAGCGCGCCCGACGCAGGCGCGGTAGGCGGCGATGGGCAGGCGGTGCGCCCATCGCGTGTGCTGCTCGTAGTCTGCCTGCGTGGAGTAGGCGATGAGCGCGGTAGGGAGGCTGCGGACGGTCTCGTCCTGGTCCTCGATGGGCGCGAGCAGCTCATCGAGGCACTCGAGAGCCGCGTCCTCAAGATTCCCGAGGGCCATATGGATACTGAGGGGGTCTCGCGGTTCACTCTTGCCGATCTCCCAGGATCGGATGACGCCTTCGTTGACGTCGAAGATTTCGGCGAGGTCGGCGCGCGAGAGCCCGAGGGCTTCGCGTCGGCAGCGCAGGCCGATTGGGGTGAGCGGATTGCGGGGCATATTGTCTCCTGTCGTGGGGGAGGCCCCGGAGCGCGAGCCCCGGGGCCTCGATGATTGGATCAGTCGAGGAACTTCTTGACGTTGCCGCCGATCTCCTCGAGGACGGTGAGGGTTTCCCAGATGCTCGAGTAGCCGTCGGTGAGGGCCTGTGACTCGCACTCGGCAGCGATGGCGTTGTAGATGCCGTCGCGGGAACCGTCGGCGAAGTTGTACTCGCCGAAAACGCGGGCGTCGTCGGCCTCGGTGTAGGCCAGCGGCAGATCGGCGACGGTGAAGCCGTTGGCGTCGAGCAGCGCGCGGTCCTCGCCGCTCATGCGGACGGCGGCGTCGATGAGGGCTTCGCGCAGATCCTCGATCTCGTCGCCGGGAAGGCTCTTCTCGAACCATTCCTCGGCGGTCTCGCGCTGGCCGTCGATGATGAGGTAGCGAGCGTGAACGTCGGTGCTGTCGGCGATGTAGGTAACGGTGGACATTTCAGATCTCCTTCTTTGAGGTTCGGGGGGCTTTTCCCTCCCGATGACTTAACTATACATCGAGCACGACGTATAGTGCAACCTGGAATGAATGTGATCTACAAAACAGTATCAGATGAGGACATGCGAGTCCATACGCGCCGCTAGAGCGGCGTCGCGCTCGCGGGTCGCATGCTGATAGCGGAGAGCGACATCAACGTCGCTGTGCCCGCCCCTGTGGAGCAGCTCGGCGAGTGTGGCGCCCTGCTGTGCGAAGATCGTGAGGCCCGTGTGCCGGAGGTCGTGGAACTTGAACCAGGGGATGCCCGCGTCCTCGCGGGCGCGCTCCCAGGCTCCGCGCAGGCTATTAGGATGCAGAGGTAGGCGCGGGGACCGCTCGGAGGATAGGAGCCAGGCCGTGCCTGCAGGCTCAACGTAGGACTCAAGATGGGCGCGAAGCGCTGGGACCAGCGACGCTGGGATGACAATCTCGCGCACGCCGGCGGCGCTCTTCGGAGGCAGCTCGACAGGCCCCTCCCCCGTCAAGTACTGCACCTGCCGCTCGATCCGGAGCGTCGCGGGCATGGAATCGAGATCGAAGTCCCGCCGCTGCAAGCCGATCAGCTCTCCGAGCCTGGTCTGACACCATGCCGCGAGAAGGACGGCGATGCGCAGGCGTGCGGGCATTGCGTCGGCTGCGGCGCGAACCTCCTCGGGTGTCGCGACCTGTCGCTCGCGCTCGCGGACGGGCCTGTGCTTCTGACCCTCGGGAACCTTGCAAGGACTCGACTCGATGAGACCGGCCTTCACCGCGGCGTTCATGCACGCGGACAAGGTCATATAGATAGGTCGCACGACGCCGGGGCCTTTTGCATCCCAGACGCGCTGGTACCAGGAATCGACGTCCTCGACGCTGATCGCCCCGAGCGGCATCGCGCCGAAAACCGGGACGAGCTGCCTCATCCGATAGGTATGCGTCTGGATCGTCTTGGGAGTGCGGCCTAGTCGCTCGAGCGACGCAAGCCACCGCTCAGACCATGCCGCGAAAGTGATAGCCGCACGCTCGGCGGCGACCTCCTGCGCGCGATCGCGCTCGCGGGCTTCTTTGGGGCTAATCCAGGTGCCCTCGCTGATCTCGGCCTCGACGTGTGCGAGGAAAGCGCTCGCGTCGGTCTTGCGGATGAATGATCTCCCGGCGGTATATTTGCCGCCGTCGGGCCCCGTGTACCTGACCTCGAAGCGTCCGCTGCGGGCTTTCCTGATCGAGCCGAAGGCCCTCCGTCCGCTCATCTCTGCCTCCTTGTTGGGGAAGTGGCGCAGAATCTTTTTACACACGGTGCGCCACACCTGCGCCACTTGCAATGGTATATCCTGATACATCCTGACGCATTGAAGGGCCTGCCCGAAAGCACGGGAAACCGTGCGAGGGCAACGAAAACCCCGGAACCTCAACGAGACTCCGGGGTGTGTGTGGAGATGGGGGGAATCGAACCCCCGTCCAGCAGCCGGCCCCGAATTCTTCTCCGAGCGCAGTCTACGGTTTTATTTCTCAGCCCCCAGCATTGCGTAGACTCACCGCCGGATAGGCTCAGTTGATTAAGTGTCGGAGGCTCCCCACCAACATGGGCGACTCCCAGTGGCTCCCTAGACGACGCCAGACACCGGGCCGGAAGCAACTCCCGGGCTGACGGACTAAAGGTTCAGGCTGCGATATCAGGCAGCGAGAACGTAGTCGGTGCGATTCTGTTCGGCACCTATTGGTTTGCACGCATCGTTAACGAGTTGAGCGCACATCCTCGGCTCGCTTCACTTCGATCGACGACCACTGTCGAAACCGATCATCCCCTCTTGAGTTTTCAACTCCCCGATGCCCTACACAACCGCAGACCGTCGGACACATCAGTCTACGCCGCCGCACACAACGCGTCAAGGGTAAACGAAGCA